ATTTTAGTTCTTTTGTCTTTGCGATCTTCTTTTAAACTTTCTTTATTACTAATCACCTGTAATTCCAACTGTTTAAGTTGTATATCAAGTTCAAATTGATATTGCATTAAACCTTTTTTTATTTCAGCATCTCTTTCCATTTTGCTTATATCAGCTTGGCTTTGTAATTGTAAGAGTTGACCTTTGGTTTGTGCTAATGCCTGTTCTTTCTGCATTTCAGCCTCAGCGGCAGCTTGAGCTGCTTGAGTATTAGACTGTGACTGTGCTTGGATATTTTCCATTTGCATTTTTCGATCAGCCTCTTGCTTCTTACGCTTTCTTAGTTTTAGTAATTGATTTGCAAGCTTAATATTATTAATATTTCTAATATCAATAACATCTTCTAGTGATATTTGATCTCTTTGTAACGCAATCTGAATATTGTTTTCTAGCTTTTGCTTGTCTTCTTCATCTGGTGCTAGATTTATGTATATACCAAAATCGTGCAAATGAAGATCTTTAAGCTCATCTAAAGTAGCTACATTAAATTTACCAAGCGAGTTGATAAAAGAGTTTCTAGTATTTGCATATTCTAAAGCATCTGATAATCTAAGGCAAACAACTTCAGCCATTTTCAATGTGAGATATAAACTTCCCTGTAGAATATGTCTTGTAGCGGTATTGGAATTTGCTGCAGCAATTTTCTGCAAACCAACTAATGCGTTTTTATCTGGCGTGCTACCATCTCTTGCTTCATTAAGACCTGTAACATCACGCATCATTTGTAGATAGTAATTATACAAAGCAATAAGACTTTGTATTTTACCACCACCAGATCCTGACTGAAGTTCTTGAATTGGAACACGACCTGGATTCATATCTCCGTCTGATGTCATTGATCTACCAATAACACTACCAGTTTGGAAATACATATTTAAAGCTTCCTGTGGACTATAGTTAGTTCCATTACCAAGATCAATTTCAGCTAAACCATCAGCATCCATATAGATACCATCTGGTACAACTCGAGATGAAACCTGTTGCAACTTCAAGTGTGTGAGCTGAATCATATCAGCAAAACTTGTCATACGAGAAACCAAAGACTCAGGTACGCCTCGATAAATTCTAGGAGCAACGATAGCATAACTCATGTTAACACGAGTAATGTCCGACTTTGGCCTTGTCATATTCTCTGCATACTTCCATTTTAACAGCTTGTCATAACCAATGATCTTTGCTCCTTCATAAAGCACTTCAATAGATCTCTGGACTTTTTCAAACATTGATCTTTGATCTTTCGGTGGATCAAATTCATCAGTCTTTTCAATAGCTTTTTGTGCGCCGCTAGCCGTTTGCTTTATTTTATATGTTTGGTTTCTATATGTTTTATATTCAAAAAACAAAACCTCAACAAAGTTATCTTCATCTCTACCTTTAGAAGAGTAAGATCTATACATTGAATTAGAGTAGTGAAGATCTTCAATCTCTTTAACTTGCTCATTAGTTAATTGAGGAAAAAACTTTTTAAGCTCCATAATTGAGATTCTACGTACTTCACCTACATAATATAAATCATCAAAGTATGGAGAATCAGTATATGAATATACAATATCAGCTGGATCAACATATTCTATTTTAATGCCTTCAGCTGTGTTAAATGTGCTTTTAACACATGCCATACCAATAGTGGCAATATCATAATCAAGTCTTTTTTTAACAAGATTATATTTGTTAACTTCAAAAACATTATTGATTGCCTCTTCTTCTGCTATTTCAATAGAAGGCTTATAGTCAAGCTGCATATGAACAGAAAGTTCCTCTGTAGATTCAGGTAGTTTCTCTGGATCTGTTTGATAAAGAGAAATACTTGTTTGATTTTGTATTTCATCAAGAAGCTTTCTATTATTCATATCGCGCATGATATTATTAATATACGTCGTGCGCTTTTTAGTAGATTCTTCATCTTGACTGAAAGCAGATATACTATAAGTTCTTTCTTGTATACCGTTAACTACAATATCAACAAATTTAGGGATAATTGGCACTGGTCGCCAATCTAAGTTTAAATATGACAAATCGCCATTAATAGACAATTCATCTTTATATTTTTGCACAGACTGCTCACCTCTTGCATATAGTCTTAGTCTATGAAAATTATCTTTTGACGCATAATACTTTGTAGCACCAGCGTCTTTTTTAAACCACTCTGATTCAATCGCTCTTGCAACTTGCAAGCCGTAATCATAACTAGACTTTTCCACATCAAGAACTGTGTGACTTGGAAATAAGCCTTTTGGTTGAGTTTGCTCCATTTATTCTATTATTTTTGAACTATATCCAGAGTTATCGTATCTTTTTAAACCTAGATTAATTGATATATTTTTTTTATCTGGCACAGGTTTGTACATGTTTCTGTTACAACCCATTATTGCCAAGCCTGAGCTAATAGTGGCATCAAACATAGTTCTCTTGTTGATGTCAAATCTAGACCAGTCGTTAAGTGTTTTATTAAAATACATATCACCCATATCCGTCTGTCTTTCACCTACATATTGATCTATATAAGATTCTATAGCTGCAGCATGAGCTTGTTTAATGTCTTCACTAGAGTTTGGTATTCCTCCAATCTCTTTTTCAGTTACTGAAAGTTTATTCCAAACTTTATCAGGTCTTGTCATTGAAAAACCTCTATAACCTCTTCTTTTTAAATAATATAAAAGTCTTGGTTTGTTATTTTCCGCAAGTAATGGCATACCATAAAACACTAACGCCATTAATACGTCTTCAAAAAATATTTCAGCTGTTTGTGGTCTAGCTATATATTCTAAAAAGAAATGCTCCGGTGGAACATCCTCCATAGAGAATTTTGTTTTTCCATGAAGCGATCCTTTAGATCCTTTTTTATCTACTGTTCCAGATATATCATACGGGTCACATCCAAAGCATCCAACATGCTCATTACCCGGATATTTAATTCCATTCTTAGTAATTACATTATTTTGTAAATTTCTACCTGGAATCCAGGTAACACTAAATCTTCCGTTTTGATCTGGAACAAATTCTACAACAGTATCTTTTACCCCATCACGCCATTGAAACCTACCTTTTGTTATTAACGTTGATTTATATGGATCACCATTAAAATCTATTTGAGCATATATTTTACTTAAATTGAATAAACTGTTTTTAGCTTCATCTCTGAACGCATGATCTTCCGTGCGAGGAAACTGTCGATAAAATTCATTTAGTGCGTCTTGATCATCCTTAAGTGCCTCTGCTTCATTATTCCAATAATCAATTATACCCATCGTAATACGATCGCCATAATTTGATACTATTGGCTCATCTGGCGTTTCAAAAACTGGTATACCATATTTATCCATAAAGCCCTCATAGTTCCACTCCATTGGAATAAAGAAACTATATAAACCAGATTTTGTTTGACCATTTGCATTTCGCTTTGTTACATCTGAATCGTAATAAAGCTTTTTAAAGTTTTCTCCTCCTTTATCTAGCGAGTTTGATGTACTTCCCATCATACACTTACCAACTACTCTACTACCAAGTCGTAAACAAGTTTTTGTTACTCGCCAGTTATTTAAAATATTTTCAGGTCTTTCCCACTTACCAGATTCGTCGTGAACTAATAATGCTAGTTTTTCACCATCATAAGAGTTATCAGCGGTGTTTTTCCAATCAATAGTTGTATCTAGACCTTCTAGTTCTTCACCTTCAGCTTTAGACTCTATCTTTCTTCTTGTTAGTTTAGATGCAGGTACTCTATACGAAAGTTCAGTTTTTGGTCGATCCATACCATCCTGTATAGGTTTGAAGAAGAAAGGATAATTGGTCGACATAGGTACAACCTTATCGGTAAATAGTTTTTTTGCATCTGGTCCAGTTTTAGAAAGTATCCCAAATCTTTTATCACTTGATATAGTAGCAAGATTAACTGTTTCTGCCGCAGACATAAAAGAAAAACCAGAACGTCTATTTTTTAAATAGCACATACCATAAGATCTTTTGTCTGCTTTACATGCTTCCCAGAATATAAAGAATAACCTATTTGATTCTCTAAATTCAGCTTCTCCAACATCAATTTTGGTCCACTGCAAATACATGTAATGCGAGCCTGTTATATAAGTATCTACACCATTGTTCTTAAACCAAAATCCAGCTTCTCTTCTTTCAAATTCTTCGTCTATATAATCTACAAATTTGTTTTTAAACTCTTGCGGATAGTCTTTCCAATCAAATATTGTTTTGATTTTATCAAACTCTTTTGGTTTATCAAGTCGATCCCAATATTGTTCTTCTTTTTTGGTAGATCTAGAGTGTATTTTACTTGGTGCCTTTGGTAACGCTACTTTAAGATTTTGTATCTCATATATATCACCTATTTGCCCAGTCGTACTAATAACAACTATATCTTCTTCTTCATTGTAACCATACTCCCAACGCTTAGCTTTGTTGTACCTATGCAACTTATTCTGGTTGACTGGTTCAATGATTCTATATAAGGTTTGCTCGTACATTATTTTTTAGATCTTCTTTCTGCAAAACCTTTAAATGTTTTCTCTTCCTTAACCTCTTCTTTTGGCTTACCATCGAGATTAGCATCTTCTTCTTCAATGCGTTGAAGTATTTCAAAAGCATCAAATATTGCTAGCTTTTTTGTAGCTGCTGCATTTTTAAGTCTATCAGCTGAAACATCTTCATCTGTATCGATAATAGGTTCTTGAGCAACTTTAATTAACTCTTCAACTGCCACTCGCCCAGCTTGGATTATATTCTTCCTGGTCTCCAGTGTATTCATATTTAATTGAAATATCATTAGTTTTTGCTCTGTATACTCTATGCCCGTCTATAACAAATTCAAACTGGCTAAACTTACTTATACCAACTAAGTCACCGGCTTTAACGCCAAGTTCATTTAATTGCCTGTTGTCATACAATAAAAAACCAATAAGTTCATTTTCACCTGAAATAGTAAACTTATCTGTGTTCTTTATTGGTTTTACAAAACAATATCCTGGTAGTGCTTGCCAAGTATCATTTCTTTTATAAGCATAAACCTGATCAGGTGTACAAGAATATTTATCTTCAGATATATAACTAGCACTGTTTTTTTCAATACCCCTTACATCGTGCCATCTTCTAAATACATTGTGATGTATTATTACTTCGTCCCCGATCTTTATGTTAGTTTGTTTGTTTTTAGGCAAGCCAACAACTATAGCGTTATTGCTTACGTTTTTATGAGTAAATATCTCAGTGTTTAATATAAGATCTTTATCACCGACTTTTTTAGTATTGTCGTATCTTGATCTTACAGGCGACACTATAAAGTTGTCCCAACCGTGCATTAGTATTCTAAATTATATTCAACTGCAATAGCCATGTTTTTATTAAAATCTTTCCACGGCAAAATCTCATTGTTTTTCATGATATATATTTTATACATATCTGA